ATTGTTCCTGATAAATTTCCAGCAGTCAAACTGGTTAGACTTGCGCCTGATCCGCTAAATCCTGTAGCTGTCAATACTCCAGTAGAAGGATTGTATTGATACTTAGTAGAGCTAGTATAAGAAGTAGCCAGGTTTCCAGCAGTTTGATTAGCAAACAATGGATAGCGAGTGCCAGCCGTTGTAGTGTCATCCGTTACAGTTGCATAAGCTGTTGGAGTAGTCCAAGTAGGAGTGCTTGTACCTTGAGAAGTCAAAACTTGCCCTGCTGTGCCTAAGGCTGTAAATCCAGTTACACCAACAGCAGATTGCCAAGGAATAGAACCAGCTACTCCACCAGCTAAATAAGTCGCATTAGTAGCGTTTGTGGCAGATCCAACAGAAAGGGTAGATTGAGCTACATATTGAGGAGCAGTTGCGCCAGCCGTTAATACATAGTTTGTAGTGCCTAAAGCTAAAGTTGTAGTAGTTGCTGCGCCTGTTTGATAAACAATAGATCCAGCAGCCCCACCAGTTACGTTTGTTGCAGTAGTAGCTAAAGTAGCACTTGCTACAGCTCCGCTAACAATAGAACCTAAAATTGAAGTAATCCAAGCAGGGTTTGAATAACTGCCATTGGTATATACACCATTGGTAACAGTTGCAGCATTACCTGAAATGGCAATACCCCAAGTTCCAGATGCGCCTGATCCTGTTGTAGAAGGTGCGCCAATAGTGTTATAGGAAATGGTTTGAGCTACAGAGCCGTTATAAGTAATTGGTGAAACACCACCAGCACCACCGCTATTAAATGTAACGCTATTAGTAACACTTCCTGATGATGTTGCAGTAGCAGCATTTCCACCAATACTTAATGAAGTAGCTGTGCCAGTTAATCCTGTGCCAGGGCCACTAAACTGCGAGGTAGCAGTAATAGTTGTTCCTCTTACAGTTGTAGCCGTTGTTAAGCCTACAGTAGTTCCATCAATAGAACCGCCTGTAATGGCTACTGCATTGGCATTTTGAGTTGACATTGTGCCAAGGCCAGAAACCTGAGTATTGGCAATAGCAATAGTGGTATTGGTAACGCTAGTGACTTGACCTTGAGCATTAGTTGTAAATACAGGAACTGCGCTTGCAGATCCATAAGTGTTTGCTGTTCCAATATTGGCAATGCTAAAAGTATTAGAAACTAGCGATAACCCTGTGCCAGCATAATAAGTAAAAACACCTGAAAACTGAACCCAAGTAATTGGAGTAACTCCAATAGTTCCTGTATCAGCAGAAGTAGATACCCATGCAGTATTCGCTTGAGAGCCGTTTAAAACGACTGTGTAAGCCCCTGGCACTTCTGCCCATACATCCATGTCAGTTGCTCTAGTCCATGCGCTTGCAGAGGCTACATAGATGCCGTTATCGGCTGTTGCTGTTTGATTCTTAACTAATACTCGATTACCAGCCAAGACTGAATAACCATCAATCGTCTGTAAACCTGACAAAGTAATGTTGGTTAAAGTTCCTGCTTTACAAGCAGCTTTAGGATTTAAACCTTGAGCAATGGTATCTACATACAGCTTATTTACAATATCTGTAGCAGCAGAAGGAGAAGTTGAAATCTGTCCTGTAGCTGTGGAGATATTAGTAAAAACCCCAGTAGAAGGCACTAAAGCACCGATTGTGGTGCTATTAATGGTGCTATTGGTTATGGTTAACCCTGATTGAATAGGATTAACTGATGCGTAGAACGGCTGACCCTGACCTATAAATGTTTGGAAATTTCCATAAACATCAAAATAAGCCTGAACTGGCAGTAGGTTTTGATCTACTGTTGAAGAAGGGCCAGCCATATATTGCCTTTAATAAGCAAAACAGTTTATTAAAATTACATCCCCAGCAGACATATTTGCAGCAGCACCAGTAGTTACTGAATAGCTTGTAAATGTTACTGAGGTTGCTGAACTTGCAGTTAATTGTAAAAATAAAGTGCTTCCATTTGTTACATCAGCAGCAAAACCCATCCAACCATTTACAGCAGTTGGTAAAGTAATTGATCCTGAAGCTGCGCCACCAGTACCAACTACAACTTTAAAAGCCATTGTATTTGATGCGCTGATAGTAGGACTTGTACCAAATCCACTACCAATAGTAGGCAAAGAAGCAGAAGTTGCTATTACGTTTCCACCCATTTGAAATACTGATGGATTAATAGTATCGCCTGTTAATGGAGGGCTAAAAAAAGCCCCACCAGGGCCAACTAAACCTAAACAAACACCAGCAGCATTAAATTGCGCTTGAACAGGAACTGTTTGAACTGTGATTGTTGAAGCTACTTGATTTGAACTCATTATGCAATCCCTTCACCAGGTGTAATTTCTGCACTAGAAGCTGCACTAGATAAAAACCAAGCATTAGGTGGAATACCACTAAATACTTGCACACCATTAGCAGGGATATATAAAGTGTTGGCTGATGGAATAGTCAAAGCAGGAGCTGTCACGACAGGAGTAGAAGTCCCATCATTAGGCTCTTGTGGCTGCCAAGATACTCTAATAGCACTAGAAGTAATGTTTACAATTCGATAACCTGAAGGGTACACATTGTTGCTAGATTTAACTTGTACAGCAGCCAAGCTACCAACCAAGTATGTTGGCCCAAAAGGGGCAAAAGCTGAATTGTAAGCCATTATTTAACTCCTTAAACAGCAGTAGCTGGTAATGAACCTTCTGGTCGAATAATTTGCAAAGCATAGTTGCCAGTAGCAGGAGTTGCGCTAGAACCAGTAGCATTGACCCATTGAACAGTCAATACACCAGCAGTGAAGCAATCCGCTTCAGCAGCAGTTACACCAGAAGTTTGTGTGCCGATAACACCAATTACTTGAACAATGTCAGTAGTTTGAAGTCCTGGTACAGAATAAGTTTGTGAACCGCCTGTGCCTGATACAGCAGTTGGAACTAGGGGAGCAGCGATGTAGAAAGTGCTAATTGCATTTCCACGAGCAATAGTAGTAGAAGGCATGATTTTTCCTTTAAATAAGGTACTTCAATTATATGTTAAATAAGAAAAAAGCCATACTTTTTGGGCATGGCTTTTATCCTAATACTTCAAGATACTTGATATTAACTAAAGTCGTAACCATAAACGTAAACATCAACTGTACCTACTACCGCAGTAGTAGTTGCAATATTGACAAATAACGCTTGTTGGTTATAAGACGTTACCACCGCAGAAGCTGCCACTTGGCTTACACCAAGAACTGTAGCTAACTGTGAAGCAGTAATAGCACCAAACAATGAAGTTGGTGTACCACTACCTGTTGTAGTAATGCCTAATACTAAACTTGTTAAAGTACCTGTAGCTGCACCTGCATTATTAGAGTTAGTAACTACTAATAAGTTAGGCTGGTAAGTTGTAGAGTTAATGATTGGCAAAGGGAAGAAACTTCCTGATGCTGCATTTACATTCACACCTTTAAGTACACCCAATAATCGTTGCGCTTGATTAGTTGTTACATTACTTGGGTGAGCCGAAGTGGTTACTGCTGGGCCTGGATTTGCCATGATAGTTTTCCTTTATCCGTTAATAATTAAGCTGCAACTCGGCAAGCGAGTTCTGGATACAGAGGGGCCCAGCCGTACAGTACGTCAACACGAGTAGGAATAGAGTCATTGTTGATGGTGTATTGACGAACTACACGCATTGACAGACCAATTTCCTTGTCGCTTGCACGACCAGCAAAGTGAACGCCTTCAGGCAACTCAAGGTCAGCCATAGCCATTGTGAACGCATTACGATGCATTACGATGTTTTGTGGAGAAACTACACCAAAGCCACTTGCATTGTATTGTGAAGCAAAGAATGTCACAGCAGCAGAAGCAGCAGGAACAGGAATACTTACGTTCTGGAACTGACCGCCAGAGATAACTGCTGGAGATACGATTACAGAAACAGAAGCACCTGAAGCTACGCTAACAGCAGATTTAACTACGAATGAACGCAGTTTGTTTGTGCCGTATGGTTGGCGATTCTGTGGGTTAGTTGCATAAACACCAGCGATAGTGAAAGTGTCACCAGCGTTCAAGTTGATTGTGCCTGTATTAGCAGCAGTCAAAGTGATTGTGGATTGTGAAGCCCAACCAGATGTTAAGAAACCAGTTGCAGTTGTTGTAGCTACAGAAGCAGTTACAGTAGAGCTAGAGAAGTTACCAAAAGTCTGTGAAACGATGTTTTGGTCAAGTTTCCAGTTCATGCCACCTGAATCACGACCCATCAAGCCTTTTTCGTATTGCATACCAATCTTGTCGTTAGGAACGAAAAGACCTTTTAAGCTGTCTACGATAGTTGCTGAAGTGAATGGCTCAACGATACATGATCTACGACCATCACGAGGAGCACCTTCGGAATCGAGGTAAGCCTGTGCTGACAAGTATGTATAAAGACCAGTTGGAGGAGTACCAGCAGTACCAACGATGTTAGCTGTGTTTAAAGCTGCTGTAGTTGTGCCGTCAAAGTCAATTTTGTTGGCGATAGCTGCAACTGCTGGCTTCAGAATACGATCAGAGAACATATCCAATGACAGAGCCAAATCCTGAGTAGTGAACTGTGTATCAACGTGGAACTGGGTGCTCAAAGTAACAGGAACTGAAGTTTCGTTCAGATCTTCTACGTTCAAAGCTGGGCCAGTAGTACCGATGAAACGGCCTGGTCTGCGTACGTTAACTGTTGCGCCAATTTTTGCGCCAACTACGGCAAATTGGTCATCATAGTTACGATCTACTTCTGATGTAAATGTTAATTCGTTTTCCAAGACCATTAACGCTTCGTTAGTGATCTTGCTGATAGTTAGCAAGGTATTTGCCATTTTAATTCTCCAAAAAAATTAGGTTTATCTGACTTTTCCAGCCTGTCTTGCAGCTTTCCATTGAGCATAAGTGCCATGAAATTCACCATTGGTGTCTATCATCACATCTTTGCCAACTTTGCCACCACTTAACGGCTTGATCGGTTCAGGTGCTTTACTACTTGAAACAGTTTCCCTGACTTTTTCGGCTTTCCGAGGCTTTTCCTCTTTTGCTTCAAACTTAGCTTCTAACTTGCCTATTTCTCTAAGAGCTTTAACAACTGGCATTTCTGTCAATCGTTTAGCAAAGTCATCATCTGATGCCAAGAAATATAGGAGTTGTGGCCCTACATCACTCTCTAAGATGGAATCTCGTATTTCGTCACCAACGACTATCGTACTTGACTGCACCATGCGATCAAAATCAGGCAGATCTGCTTTTGCTTTGGCTATCTTCTCATTCCAAGACTTTAAGATCTTTTCTTGAGTTTCTTTAGCTTTGCGACCAGCTTCCTCTGCATCTCTTTGCTTCAAAGCATTTTCAGCACTCCATTCCGCTAATGCCTCTGCATATTCAAAGGCATCATTGAATTGACTTGCTTGGGGTTTACCCTCGACTTTTACAGTTTCCTGTTGTGGCTGTTGGACATTCCCTGCTTCGTAACTCTTTAGCTTTTCTCTAAGTTCAAGAGCTTCAGCTTCCGCTTGTTTAGCTCTTTGCGTTACCTTATCGAATCGCTTATTAAGCTTATCTTTTTGCTTCTCAGGTTCTTGCTTCTTAGCTTCTTCCTTTGCTTCTGGTTCACTCTGTTCAACATCACCTTCTGGCTCTGAATCTTCCTTTACAGATTCAGCCTCAGTAGTGGCTTGTTCGTCAGCTAAACCTAATCTTTCTGCATAAAAGGTTGTTGCGTTATCGCTAGTTACTACACTACTTGCTTCTCTTACTTCGGCCATGATTTCTCAAGCTCCTCTGTTATTTGATACGAAAATACTACTAAAAATAATTCTTGTCTATTTCTTTGATTCTTTTTTGGCTTGCTTGATCAAAGATTTTTGTTCTTTAAGTTGGGCTTTGTCCATGCCAGAAAACGGATTAGCTTTACCTTCTGGCTCATATTTAACGCCAGCTTTACGAGCCATTTCCTTCATTTTCCATTCAATTACGTTTGCGCCTGTTACTGTTGCCATATATCCTCCGATTAGGTTGGCTTAATTATTGCTTTTCGTTTAATTCTTTTAAGATTGCATCTATAGCACCACGTTTGCCTAGTTTAGCTTTAAGCAATGCATATTTTGGATGCTTTTTTGCTCTTTCATCTTGTTCATCTTTGGGCTTTTTAGTAGGCATTTCAGTAGCTTCTTCCATAGAATTAAGCTTTTTTGCCATGTATTCAGCACGATTTTCTGATGTAACAATATCTCTTGCCATTTTAAATTCCTCTTTCTATTGCTTCGTCTAAAGCTGCTCTTTGATCTTTTAAATTCATTTGAGCCAATATTAAAGCAAGTTGCGCTTTCATCTGCTCAATTTCTTTTTGAGTTTCTGTCTTAATAACTGTGTCATGCGCTTGAGTCGAGGTACGCATTTTTGAATCTTCTCTGCGAACTTCCAGCTCCATTTCAGTTTTCTGCAACATAGCTTTGTCTTTTTGCTCTGCAACACTAGCACCATACTGAATATCCATTTGCATAGCCTGAATCTGCTGTTGCAACTGCTGGATAGTCTGTTGAGATTGAGCCAACTGCATTTGAACTTGTGGAGGAACTGGTGATTTCTCATCAATTTGAGCCATTGGATTAGCAGCAGCCAATCGGTCAGCAATAATGTCTGCGCCTGGGAAATCTGAGTTTCTAAAGATTAAATCACCAGCAGTTTGCATTAAAGTAGGATCAACTGAAAGCATCTGAACCATAGAATCAAAGGCTTCAGCACGTTTGGAAGCATAGCCAGGGCCTGTTTCCATCACCACGTCATATTGACCTACAGTTACATCATTCAATACTTTTTCAACGCCTTGATCATCAACGCCTGGCTGGTTAAGAGTCACTAACTCTCCTTTGCCATCTGCACCAATGATTCGTAATACTCGTTCTTTGTCATAAATATGAGGAATCAGGTCAACAATGATTCGCCCAGTTTGACGAATAGAACGAGTCAGATTGTCGTAATAATGGAAGTTAGTCATATCGGTTTGCTGTTGCATACCATTTATGGCTTTTCCAGATTGATTACCATTAGGAAGCTGAGTTGGATCATAAATGCCAACAACTGCTTTCAAGTCACCATCTAAACCTTGTAACGCTGTAACCATTCCTGCTGGAGGAGGTTCAGGTTGAATACGAGTAGGAACTGGAGCTGTTCTGCCTTCAGAGTCAGTTTGCTTATAACGCAATACAGGCATCGACTTGATGTTTGCCTGATTCCATTCCATTTCATGACCTTCATCCTGACCTTCTGCAAGGAGGAATTTAGCCTTTGGAGCAAGGGCAACAGATTCAGTAAGGGCAGTTGACCAGAAGTTATACATACGCTGTGGATCTTTAGCCATACGAGTAAGGCCAAACTTCTTCTTCTTGCTATCAACAATGAGTTGTTGACCATAAACAGGCACAACAGGAATGTAACTACCAGCCCAATCCCTTTGTTCAAGGATCTGCATACCAGTTAATTTGCACCACTTAATCTGCTTTTTAATGGTTTCACGCTTAGAAACGACATAAATGCCAGCATCTTGCATGACTGTTTCTTTAGGCTTTTCATCTTCATAGCAAGTGGTTCCATCAGACAAAAGCAACAATTTCATGCGCTTGCGTTCTGTATAGAAGTATTCTGCTACACGAATATCTTCCCTTGTAATCCATTCGCTTTGGCTATCGCCTGTGCCACGAGGAGTAAAACCGCCTCCATCATCTGCGCCTGGGTACATTTTACGAAAAGCTTCTTTGCTGATCACTTCAGTAATTAAGCATTTTTCTGCATCTGAGCCATCAGGTTCATTGGAATTAGGATCGAAATACACCATAAATGGGTTTTCAATGCGCTTAATATAGATTTCCTGATCAAAGCTATCTGGTCTTGGATAGTCATGGGTAATGCGCCAAAAGCCCCATCCCATACGAACTGCAAAATCAAAAGCATTATCGTAAGCAGAATCAGCATCAGATTGGTTTTCAATATGTCGGCAAATGCCTGTAATGATCTCTGCTACCTTCTCATCAGAATCATTATTCATGCCATGAGCCTTCATACGAGGCCGTTGCTGACGTTGTTGATTGGTAATCTGTCGGCAATACGCATCAATCTTGTTGATGGTCAAATAAGGTCTAGACTCTAAAAGTCGGCTGTTTTGAATCTCTACAGGCCATTGATCACCACCAGCAAACTTTAAATCGTCTAATGCTTCAACTCGATTGTTCGAGTCATTATCGGAGCAAAATCGTAGAAACTCTTTAGCTTCTTCGATTACTCCTGATTCGTAGTCATCGCCATCTTCTGTGGAATAAATACCACCATTGCCTGAGTCATAGACCGCCATATTAGTTCCTTGTTAGCTCATCCAGCTTGACACATCATAATTCATCGGCTTACGTTTCACAACTTTCTTCTCTTGAATCATAAGCCCAATGTACCTAAAAGCATCTGCTCCATGCGAATAATTGTCATGAAGTGGCTTTTGACTAAAAGCTTTGGTATCTGGATCTACATCGTACCGATAATGTCGCAAACAATCTAGCCCTGCTGCCGTATTATTTTTGTC